CAAGCATTACGTCCAGTTCATCTTCTGTGATGTTTTCAAAATATTCGGAAATTGTTTCGTACTGCTCTTGCCAGAACACCTTCGCTATCCCTGCTCTTGCTATAAGTCCATCATGTATAACTGATGACATGACCGAATATAAATCGTTCTGTCTGTGGGCTACATAGTCAGTGTAAGCAGAGCAAACAGCCGCCGTTTTTACATCATCAGCATTCTGTGGTGCAAAATGTACAACTTTGTTTCCTGCTGAGAATGTTTCTAAGAGTGCGGCCTTCATAGACTCGACTGCATCATAAACATCTAAAGACACATACTTAGAGTTACCGTCATGGATAGGTTTAGGCTTTGCGCCTGTGTAATACTCCATTACGTTAGATCGCTCACGGCTAAGTTCGCTGTCGTGGTAGCCAACGGATCGTCCAACATTGTCATCTACGATAGCGACTATCTCTGTGTCAGAGAGTTTCTTGTAGTCTTTTTTCTTTGCCATAATTAAACCATCTCAATATAAAATGAGTCTGTGGATTCCACTGGTTCCCAAGCACCAGTATGTACATGATTTGCTAAAGCTAGAGACATAACGCAATCATCAAAGCATCCTGCCTCTGCCTGCATTGCACCGCTTTCTGTAACGATGTAAGTCAGCATTTCTCTTAAAGTTACCTTACAATTAAGCTCTAGTTCGCCCTCTCTCATCGAGGCACGTAGTTGATCAATAATTAAAGGTTTCGTTTTTGCTGTTGTAGTAAAACCTAGCTTCAAAGTTTCTCTGTCAGTAAGTTTGTCTATCTGAGTTTCTGTGTAGAAATTAGGGTAAGCCATATCTTTGCCTAACCTAGTACAAGTCAAGATGCCATGTGAGTTGTTCTCAACACAGATGTAGGCTTCGTTGTAGTATTCTCCTAATGCAAAAAGAACTTCAGCAAAGTAATCTGGATGGGCATGGCCTCTCCATATAGCTACTTGTCTCTTTTTAGAATCAAGAACTTGAGCTACTGAGTAGTCACCACCTCTGACACCCATAGCGACATCAGCACCAATAACGTACTGTTCGCCCTCTTGGTGTTTTCTATAAGTACTAAGCTCACCTCTAGCATTGTTTAGCCACTCATCACCCTCTAGAGCTAGTCGCTCTTGTAGGTCTAAAGTTTTATCTAAAGATTTTGTAAGTTGATCAGGGTTAAATACTGGACGGCCAGTAGTCAAAAAGGCTTCATCTGGTTCAGATGGGTACTCTTGTCTAAAGAGGTCAAGGCCGTTCTGGGCAATCTTTCTGCGCCTAAACATAAGCTGTTCATTATCTAAATCGTAAAGCCCAACTAGCTCATTTTCATCAGGAGTTCTCTCAAAGTTTTCTGGGACTTTTTCACGGTACTCAGGATCAATAAACCAAGGTATAAACACTGGTACAAAACCATTACTACCATCAACCGCACCCCTCCATAAGTCAGCAAAGATACCAGTCGCACCATTTGCTGTGGATTCGACAAATATAGCTGTTCCTGGAGAGTTAGGTACGGCCTGAGTAAGACCATTCCAATTGTCCAGCGCAGTACTCTTTTGCCAGAACGCCAGTTCTGAGGCATGGACATGGGTAAGTGTCTCACCTCGTCCAATGCTATCTCCCCCTGCTGTTGCAACCACATAACTACTGTCAAGAACATCGAAATTCATTTCCCTCCTTGACGAGTATTTGGTGTGTGGTTTTAGTATCTCAGGACAGTGTTCATGAAACCTTTTAGTCATATCAAACAGAGCGCGAGTAGAGTCTGCATGGTGAGTAATTACCATTGCTTTACAAGCCGCCCTTTGGCTAACTGAGTAGTACAGGTAGCCGCCAGTATAGGTAGACAATCCTTGCTGTCTTGCCTTAAGAATAATTACTCTTACTTTTCCTTCGGTGGCTAATTGATCATTAACTGCTTTGTCTAAGATTTGCTGTGCTGAATTTAACTTTAGAGGGGATATTGCGCCTACTTTTGTTCGTATCTTTAATGCGGCATTAGAATAGAAACTAAAATCATTCAGTAGTTTCTTCCGTACCTGTGCTAGTTTCTTGTGCATTAGGTTGCTCATCCTCTTGCAGTAGTGATGCAAGGAAATCTTCTGCTCTAGATATAGAAACATCTGATTTACTTACTGGCTTAGACTTTGTGAAGTCCAACACTAAACGTGCGGCGGCTAACCTTTCTCTTGTCTCACCGACAAGGCGCATTACCTCTACCGCTGTAGACAAAGCCTCTTTCTGGTATTCGTCTTCAATGTTGTATTTATCACTCATAATTTCTACTACCTTTTTTGCATCTTTTTTGGCTTGTTCTCGCAGTGGAGCTATCGTTTCTTTACGGTAGCCGTCAGGTACGCCTTTAGGCCGTCCTCCGTTTTTGCGAGGTTTTGTTGACCACTCTTTTCTTAGCGCTCTTCCCTCTGGAGTTGACATCAGAGTCTTGAAATAACTGTTCTTGCGCGCTTTCTTTGGGTGAGTCAGTTCTTTTGGTGGAGACTTTGCCCTCTGTTTCCTTTCCTTTGCCATCTATGTGATCCTCTAGTAATTGTTCTACTATTTGCCTTGTCTCTTTACAGGTAACACAGTACATATTTGGAGTAAGCTCATACTTAAGCTCTAAAAATATTGATTGTTTCTGTGTGTGAGACAGTAGGTTACTTTGGCTTACTTTTTCTATAGCCGTTAAATAGGACACTAAGTCCATAGCTTTAGTATTCATCACATAACTCTCCTTATGTGTTTTAAGCTGATAATATTCCTTGTCCTTCGGGCGCAGTTTGTACAGAAGGTTGCTGTTGCTGTATGACTCTGTTTTTATAAGACGTAACGTACTTAGAAATAGCGTTTGGAGGTATCTGCTGTATAAACAATAGTTTTTCTATTGCAATCATTGTGACTACAGGATTTATACCTAAATCGTAGAGCATCTTATCTAGGGCTTTATCAATTATTTCTTTCTCTCTAGAATTTAATGAAACATCAGCTTCTAGATCTTTTTTAAGCTGATTAACAATTGCGTTGTTGTCCAGCTTGCCTTGCTCTCTGGGGTTGATAGGCCGACCAGATGCACCATTGACAGCTATTGCTGTAGCAAGTCCTTCTGGAGGCTCAATTGGCCTTACTCTACGCTTGCCTACTTCAGTATTTTTATCAGCTAAACCGTTAATGTATCTAACTGAGTATCCAGATACTCTTTCTCCATACTTCATGCTTTCGATAAGACTTTCTAAGTCTTGGCGTACTCCAGGATCAAGGTTTGGATCAGATAGTGCATCTGCTATCGTAGCTTCAAGTCCAGCCCTATCCATACCAGTAAATCTTTGGTAGATACCCTCTGGACTGTTAGGGTTTGGTGGACTACCTTCGTTATACATAAAGAAAGCCTTATCTCTTTCAGCTTGCCTTTTAGCTTCAGCTTCAGCTTGAGCTTTTTCATTTGCGGCTTTTGCTTTTGCTAAGTTTTTGTCTGCCTCGCCCAGACCATATACTGGAG